ATCATGCAGCTACTTTTGATAGAGCTATGGTGATAGAAAGTGCTGTTTTAGCTGGACCTGTAACTTTTAAACAAACAGTAACAGTAACTGGAACATTGGTGGTAATATAATGAGTAAGATAGAAGTAAATACAATAGATGTACAATGTGGTTCAACTCTTACGGTTGGATCATCTGGTAAAACTGTATCACTAGCACCTGGCGCATCACAAACAGGTTTTGGTCGTACTGGAACTGTAGATTGGTGTACAACTGCAAAGACAAGTCCTTTTACAGCAGCTAATGGAGTAGGGTATTTTGTAAATACATCTTGTGGATCTGTAACTGTTACACTTCCATCAAGTCCTTCAGCAGGAGATATTTTAGCTATAGCAGATTTAAACGGAACTTTTGATACAAGTTCAGTTACACTATGTAGAAATAGTTCTAAAATAAAAGGTGAATGTTCAAATTTTTTATTAAAAGACGAAAGAATGTCAGCAACAATAATTTATTCTGGCGCAACTCAAGGATGGATTACTGTTAACACTGCAAATGAAACAGCACCAACATTAAAACCCCCAACATATAATGTTCAGTATTTAGTAATAGCTGGTGGTGGTGGAGCTGGTGGAACAAACCATGGATCAGGTGGTGGAGCTGGTGGTTTTAGATTTGTTCCTTGTAAATCTTTTACCGTTAATTCAGGAACTGCAATTCCAATCACAGTAGGTGGTGGAGGCACTGGTAACTTTCCAGGAACTGGTTCTGCTGGTTCAAATTCAGTTTTTTCAACAATTACATCAACAGGTGGTGGTTTAGGTAAAAATTCAGGAGCCGGAAATCCAGGTGGTTCAGGATCAGGAGGTGGTGGGGAAGCACCAAGTACATCAGCAGGTGGATCAGGTAATACTCCTCCAGTGAGTCCAGCTCAAGGAACTGATGGTGGCACTGGTGCAGCAAGTCCTAGCACAGGATCAGGTGGCGGTGGTGGCGCAGGAGGTGTAGGATCAAATGCATCAGGTAATACTGCAGGCGCAGGTGGTGTAGGCTCTAATTCTTTTTCACCATTCTTAGGTCCCACTGGACCAAGTTTTGGAACAACAGGACCAAGTCCAGGTAGATTTTTTGCTGGCGGTGGCGGTGGAGCAGCAGAAAATGGAACTAATGCTGCAGGTGGAGCAGGCGGCGGAGGACAAGGTGGTCCAGGACCAAGTGGTGCAGGAGCAGGTGGAGCAGGTACAGCCAACACTGGCGGTGGTGGTGGAGGTGGCGGTAGAGGCCCAGGAACAAGTGGAGATCACTCTGGAGGTGCAGGTGGTTCAGGTATCGTAGTTATTCGTCATGCAACGGCAAACGGAGGTTCAGGTGGTAATTCTTCATCAACTTGTGGATCAGACACTATTAGATTTTTCACGTCAGATGGAACATTCACGGCTTAAAAATTAAACTATGACAAGTACGATTAAAGTAAATAAAATAGAAAAAGTAGATGGAAGCACAATAGAATTAGGTGGACCAGGCACAGCAGTAACTTTAGCTTGTGGTGCCACACAAACTGGATTTGGTAGAACAGGGACAGTTGATTGGTGCACAACAGCTAAAACAAGTCCATTCAGTGCTGTTAGTGGAGATGGATTTTTTGTTAATACCACAAGTGGTGCAGTTACAGTCACACTTCCAAGCTCACCATCTGCTGGAGATATTGTGTCCATAAAAGATTATGCAAGAACTTTTGGCTGTAATGCAGTAACAGTAGCTAGAAATGGTTCTAAAATGTGTGGTAACTGTGCTTGCACAACTCTTGACCAAAAAGGTCAGTCTGTAACTTTAATTTACGTTGATGATACAAAAGGATGGCAATTTATAAATGAAGACACTACTTCACAAGCAGGTGCTTCATTCATAACCGCTACAGGTGGTACAATTACAGAAGATGGAAACTTTAAAGTTCATACATTCACATCTTCAGGGTGTTTCCAAGTAACATCTGTTGGTAATCCAGCAGGTTCAACTAAAGTTTCTTACGTAGTTGTAGCTGGAGGCGGTGGCGGAGGTGGTGGAACTACAAATGGTTCAGCAGGTGGAGGTGCTGGTGGTTACAGAGAAGGAAAAGATACACCAACAGATTCTTATTCAGCTAGTCCATTAGCAGCAGCTTGTTCAGGTTTACCAGTATCAGTTCAAACGTACCCAATAACTGTTGGTGCAGGAGGCGCAGGAGGATTAGCACCTGCTGCTCCACCATCAAGTGGTGCTGTTGGCAATAATTCAATTTTCTCTACAAAAACTTCAGCAGGTGGTGGATTAGGTGGAGGTCCTTCTTCTATTGGTGGAGATGGAGGTTCAGGTGGTGGCGGAGGTGGTGGTACTTCCTCTGGAAAAGCAGGTGGTTCAGGTAACACACCTCCAGTTTCTCCTCCTCAAGGTAATGATGGTGGAACAGGTGGAAGTCCTTCACCAGACAGGCATGGTGGTGGAGGTGGTGGAGCTTCAGCTGCAGGTCAAAACGGAACACCAAGTATATCAGGAGATGGTGGAGATGGAGTTTCAAGTTCAATTACAGGTTCTGCTGTTACAAGAGCAGGAGGTGGAGGAGCATCAGGAACACCAGATAACTCTGAAGGATGTGGCGGTGCTGGCGGTGGTGGTGCTGGTGGTGATACACCAGGAACTAATCAAGGAACTGCTGGAACTGCAAATACAGGCGGTGGTGGCGGTGGTGGAATTAACTGTAATGCAGGTGGTGCAGGAGGATCAGGAGTAGTAATAATAAGATATAAGTTTCAATAGGTAAATTATGAGTACTGTTAAAGTAAATAAAATAACTCCTAGAACATGTAACTCACTTCAACTAGGAGAATCAGGCGACACCTTAACCATTCCATCGGGTGCTACATTACAAAACTGTGGAACAGCTACAGGTTTTGGAATTTCATTTTGTTCAACAGTTAAAACATCTCCTTTTACGGCTACAGCAGGGAAAGGCTTTTTTATAAACACAGGTTCAGCAGTTACTGTAACATTACCTGCATCACCTTCAGTAGGTGATGAATTAATTGTTATAGACTCAACAGGTCAAGCCGCATCTAATAATGTTACATTAAGTAGAAATGGTTCTAAAATAAAAGGTTTATGTAAAGATGGTGCATTAGACGTAAACAGAGGTGGCCTAAGAATAGTTTACTCAGGCTGTTCTCAAGGTTGGGTCACAGCAACAGCTGGTAATGATGCAACCATAAAACAAGATTTATTTGTAACGGCAACAGGTGGTAATTCAGTAGTTACTTGTGGTAATTTTAAAACTCATATCTTCACTGCTAATGGTACTTTTTGTGTTTCTTGTGCAGGAAACTCAGGAGGATCAAACACAGTAGATTATTTTGTAGTTGCAGGTGGTGGTGCTTCAAGCAATGGTGGTTATGGAGGAGGAGGCGGTGCAGGAGGTTTTAGACTTTCTAGTTCTCTAGGTATACCCGCTCCTACAATGTCACCTTTAGCAAGTCCAACCGCTTTAACAGTTACAGCGACAGGTTTTCCAGTCACAGTTGGTGCAGGTGGAACATCAGGTAGTGGACACTGTGGACCCACTAACGGAGTAAATTCAGTTTTTTCAACTATAACTTCAGCAGGCGGAGGAAGAGCAAGATACCCTGCATCACCAACAGGTAATGGAGGTGATGGTGGTTCTGGAGCAGGAGGATCTGGTATAACTTCAACATCTGGAGGATCAGGAAATACTCCACCAGTGTCTCCACCTCAAGGTAATAATGGAGGTGCAGCACCAGGTGGTGGACCAGGATTTACAGGTGGCGGAGGCGGTGGAGCAGGCGCTGCTGGTGGAGCTGCTAGTCCACCTAATAGTGGAGCAGGCGGAGCAGGTTCTTTTATAGCAGATGGAGTTATTGGACCAACAGCACCAAGTTTTGGAACACCAGGACCTGTTAGTTCAGTTAGATATTTTGCCGGCGGCGGTGGTGGAGCTGGCGGTGGAGGTGACAGAGGTTCACCACCACAAGCATATAATCCAGGACCAGGTGGAGCAGGTGGTGGAGGAGCAGGTGGAGCAGATGCAAATTCTTCTCCCGGAACTTCAGGAACAGCTAACACTGGAGGAGGAGGTGGTGGTAGTTCTGAAAGACCAGGCTCTCAATGTGGAGGTGCAGGCGGTTCAGGAATCGTAATGATTAGGTATAAGTTTCAATAGTTAAAAATGGCTGAAATAAAAATAGATAAAATACTCCCAGCAACGGGATCATCAATAGCTTTAACAGAGTCAGGTAAAACTGTTACTATTCCTTCAGGTGCAACTTTAGATGCATCTGCTGCAACTTTAACAAAAATAGGTGATAAAATAAATTATTGCTCATCACTAAAAACCTCTCCATTTACAGCTTCAGCTTCAAGAGGATACTTTATAAATACAGGTTCAGCGGTTACAGTCACATTACCTTCTAGTCCAAACGTAGGTGATCAAATTGTTGTAATTGATGCAACAGGAAACGCATCATCTAATAATATTACATTAGGTAGAGGTGGTTCTAAAATTAAAGGATCATGCACTTGTGCAGAATTATCGACAGATAGAGTTGGAGTTAGAATAGTTTATTCAGGATCAAGTCAAGGCTGGGTAACTGCTACAAGTGCAAATGAAACAGCACCAGTGTTGGATACATCTAAATATGTTACAGCTTCAGGAGGCACAATAACAACATCAGGTGATTTTAAAATACATACCTTTACTTCTTCTGATAATTTTGTTGTATCTTGTGCAGGAAACGCTTGTGGTTCGAATAAAGTTTCTTATGTCGTGGTTGCTGGTGGTGCTGGTGGAGGACGAGATGCTGGTGGAGGAGGTGGTGCTGGAGGTTTCCGTGAGGGAAAATGCTCTGCCGACCCATATACAGATAGTCCTTTAGATGCCGGAACTGGCTTATCCGTGCCAGCCGCTACTTATCCCATAACAGTAGGTGGTGGTGGTGCAGGCGGTGCCTCTTCTGCAGTTAGAGGAACTTCAGGTTCACCATCAACTTTTTCAACGATTACATCAGCAGGAGGCGGTGGCGGAGGTTCTGGTGGATCAGGAGTAAAGACTGGAGCCGATGGAGGTTCTGGTGGTGGTGGCAGAGCTCAATGTAGTAATGCTGGTGGATCAGGAAATACACCCCCAGTTAGTCCACCGCAAGGAAATGATGGCGGTAACGGTAGTACTCCTCCTGGACAACGTTCAGCTGGTGGAGGAGGTGCTACTACTGCCGGTACAACACCTAGTAGTGGTTCTATCGCTCCAGGAGGAACAGGTGCAACAACTTCAATTAATGCATCTGCAATAGCGTACGCAGGTGGTGGAGGAGGAAGTTCAAATAGTGGTTCAATAGGAAGTACAGCTTCTTCTTGTGGAACAGGAGGTTCACATGGAGCAAATGGAACAACTAATAGAGGTGGCGGTGGTGGAGGAGAAGGTGTAGGAGATTCAGGAACTGCAGGAACAGGTGGTTCAGGAATAGTAATAATTAGGTATAAATTCCAAAATTAATGGTTTTACAAATTTTAATAAATAATATATAAGGAGAACATTATGGCACATTACG